CACCGCTGCGCGGATACCCTTTAGGATAGTGGCCGCGAACATTAACTAATTGTGTTCCCATTTCTTCCCTCCATGTGTGGCTTTGCTCGCCATTCGATTAACCCATCCCCATCGATCTCGCGGCCAAGATCAAAATCTTCCCAGTGTCCTCCCCACCGCGACCGGCGCATCTGCACGGGCTCTCCACGTTTGAATGCTTCCAGCATCGCGATCGTGCGATTCGCCCATGCAATATGTCGGGCCGGTGGTCGAAACTTTTTTGCCGGCAAAAGTGGCAATTTTGGCCTTGTAGCGTGCATCTTAATTTTGCGCGGGCGCTCTGGATGATGCGGAGCAGTCGGCAGAGGTTTTTCCTCGACGTATCGCGAAAGCGGGACCATCGCGATGTAATGGCAGTGATGACGATTGCAGGTGCCCGAAACGTGTCCGCCACATGAGTAAAACCGGCTCGGCCTAACAAGTTCTCCGTGATCCAGCTCATAATTCATCGCCGGAATTGTTGTAGCCACGGCGTTCGCGGCTGTAGTAGTGCCTCATCGACAAACTCGCTCCCGCTCAAAACGAACATGCGAAGGCAATCAATCGGGTCTTTTGTGGCCCCGTGCTGGCCGTCGTTGCCGGTCCATTCTTTCAGTGCGTAAATCGTGTTAGGGCATGTCTCGACGCAATAAAGGTGCGGCTGATTGGTGTGATCGATTGGCCGCTTCTCATCGTAAAACAGCTTGTCGTTAATCATGCGCAAACTGCCGTCGCCCCCGCCGCGTCCTGAGTTGATAGCCTTCTCACTCGGCGCGGCGTAGAAATCGATCCCGAGCTGCGATAAATCTTCGATCAGTGTTGTGCTGCGTTCTTCTTGTGTGCGCCGCGCATTGCCGTAGCGCGCATCGATCCAGCGTGCGTTGAGCGTAATTTTTTGAGCAGGTGTTTCATGGGCGTCCAAGATTTTGGTATCTGTTGCCGTCGCCGGTTNCTCCCGGCGCACCATGCCCGCTCAAAAGCCTTTCCATGCGATCGATTTCTTCGAGGTAGCGCGTGTAACCCCATCCCCATTCGCGTTGTCCGTCGCCTAATTCGCCATCCGCCTTGTTACCGGGAATCGCCCACGGCCCGGGATTACCAACGCCCGGTATGTAAGCCCAGTCGTGATCGAACGATGGCGATTCACCGGCAACAAAAGCGCGGTTGAGAACATCGATGAAAATCCACATCTGAAACCAATTCCTGCCCGAGCACGGATCGAGGAAATGAAACCAAGTCCCGCCGCCGCGTTGAATTTCGCGAAAGCGATTGAGTGAGATCACATGCGTGTGATCCTTGAAAAGCGGAAACTTCGACTGCATGGCTTTGGTCGGGACGCCGTAGGCAGTCGTTAGAATCTTTTCTTCTTTCGCGCCGATTAACGTCGCCTTCGCGCTCGCCCAGTTGCCGAGCGGAAATGGATTTTCAGCGGTGTGAAAGTAAACGATGACGGCCTTCGCTTTGTAGCCAGGTATCGCCACATTTAGATTTCGCTGGCGCAACGGGACCTTGTGCGTTGCAACCACTTTGCCATCCTCATCGCGCACCGCGAGTAAATCGGTATCGGCGTCGATTTCTTCGCGTGTCTCCGCGCCGTTAAGAATTGCGCGGACCGTGGGCGTGTAACCCCACCGCGGAGTGAATGTGAAATAAAGAATCCCGTTGCGCGATACCAATCGGAAAATCAGAGCTTCCAACCAGTCGAGCGTCGCTTCTTCATCCGCCCAGGCTTCGTTGATTTCCGCGCCTTCGAGCGATCGCGCGTTCATCGAGTAAAACTTGAACCGGCATTCGCTCGTGCCGCCGAAATTGTTTTTTACTGCGAACACATCTTCGGTGAATCCGCCCCACGGCGTGTAATTCACTTTGAGCTGCGCGCCATGCCGCATTTTTCCGCTCTCATTGCGGTAGGCTGCGGGCAGATACTTGTAAATTTTGCCTTGTTGCGCTTCGCGCGAGGCTTCTTGTGTAGCTTGGCACGCCCAAACCTTGTAATCAGGATTCCCAAAGAGATTTTCAACCGTGCGCTTGGACCGCCATTCGGTTTTTCCGGCGCGATGTCCGCCGAGCGTGAGGTGTAACAGCACTCCAACCGGATGCTGCTCTCGAAAGTCTTTAATCGCCTGATCCGCGCGCTTCCAGCTCGGCGGCTCATAACCGTAAGTGAGCGGATCGCTCTCCATTTCGAGCATTCGCTGCCGTCGCACCGCGTAAAAGCGATCGAGCCAGCCCTTAGTCATCTTCGCTTTAAGCTCTGGCGTCGGCTCGGGCAAAGTCGGATGCGGTTCCCGGCCTGTGATCTGCGTGTTCATACTTGCATCGCTTGCGCTGCGCTGCCTAACGAGTCACCGCTCCCGACAATCACGTTCCCGTTTGGCCTCTTGAGCCGGATCACGACTCGTTTTGGGTCTTTTGAGGCAACGATTGAAACCTTGTCGCCTGAAATCGATAGAAGCGCGTTCAGGTATAATTCAGCCACTTCATGCACGCTGTTGAGCACGTCTGTCGCTTCTAGCGCCACCTTTTGTTGCTTTTGCCTTTTGCTAATTTTTCCCGTCTCGCTGCTCATGCGTTTTGTCCCAATCGTTGCAAAATTGCTGGAAAATCTCTATGAAGCAGATGATGTGATAGAGTTTTTCGAGTGAATGTTGTTCGAGTTCGCTCCAATCAAATTCCCGCTTCACTTCGCCGCCTTGTGCCAGTTTTTTCAGCCCATCGAGATCGGCCCGGCGCATGATGTGGCTGAGTTTGTTGGCCGTTTTCATCGCTTCGACTAACGGCTGCAATCTTTCGAGATAGAGATCGATCACGCCGCCTCCTGTCCGTTTTCCAGCGTGGGTAGCTCTTGCTCGATCACATGCGCTTCGATTTTTTTGACCTTTTCCTCTGCCTCGCGCAGCAACGCGGCCAATTCTGCGCCGCAATCAATCTTGTGATCGATCTCGATGCGCGCTGTCGGCATTCCCGAGACTGCCGCATAACCGTCTTTGTGAATCCCGAGCGAAACCGACACTTTCTGTATGTCGTTACAGTTGGGAAGCAGCTCCATCACCTTGTCTTGAAGCATCATCGTCCCGACAAAGAATTTCTGTTTGAGAATCGCGCGCTGTTCCTCAATGTCGGTGAGCTGGTTGAGCCTGATCTCGCGGATCACTCGCGGGTCGGCGCGCACAAATCTCCCAATC